CCAGCCATAAGAAGCCACTTTCCTACAGCGATGACGGCATGGCAGATGAGAATGAAGTTGCTATCTATACACACGTTAAACGTGATGGCAATCGATGGATCTGGTACCAAGAGTGCTACGACGAAATCATTGCCGGGTCAGAAAGCAAAGCTCCCATTGATGCAAGCCCCTGGATTGTCCTGAGGTTCAATGCAATTGATGGAGAGAATTACGGTCGTGGCAGGGTCGAAGAGTTCTTTGGTGACTTGAAGTCGCTGGAGGGTTTGTCCCAAGCCATGGTGGAAGGCAGCGCAGTAGCAGCCAAGGTTGTATTTACTGTCTCCCCGTCGTCCACAACCAAACCACAAACCCTTGCCAAAGCTGGCAACGGAGCCATTGTCCAAGGCAGACCTGATGATATTGGCGTTGTTCAGGTAGGTAAGAGTGCAGACTTCGCTACTGCACAGACGTTGATGCAGACCCTTGAGCGCAGGCTTGCCGAAGGGTTCCTTGTTTTGACAGTCAGGCAGTCGGAACGCACTACAGCAGAAGAGGTACGCCTAACCCAGCTCGAACTAGAGCAGTCGTTAGGTGGTTTGTTCTCTCTGCTAACAGTTGAGTTCCTTGTGCCTTACCTGAATCGCAAACTCCTGGTTCTGCAACGTACCGGTGAGCTGCCACGCATTCCTAAGAAGCTTGTCAAGCCAACCATTGTGGCTGGTATTAATGCGTTGGGTCGTGGTCAAGACCGAGAGAGTCTGACCATGTTCATTACAACCATTGCTCAGACACTAGGCCCTGATGCGCTGATGCAATACATCAATGCTGATGAAGCAATCAAACGTCTGGCTGCAGCACAAGGTATCGATGTTCTGAACCTCGTCAAGAGTATGGAGGAACGTCAGCAGGAAGCTCAAGCACAACAGCAACAGATGGAACAGATGGAAATGGTTAAGCAAGCATCTGCCTTTGCTAACTCACCTCAAGCTGATCCAACAAAGAACGTAAACGCACCACCCATGCTTAGTGATGACGCCCCGGAAACCCCAGAAGAAGCAGGTTAAACCTCAAGAGCCAACCATTGTTGATGACATGTTTGGTCGTATTCCAAAGGTTGATCATGACATAAAGGTTGACTTTCCACTCAAGAAAAATTACCCCACAGATGGCTAACGAATTTCAATATGATGGTAGTGAAGCTACCGAAGTAGTAGAACAGCGTGCAGCAGATGAAGCTGAGTCTCTACAAATTGGTGAACAGCTTGAGCAGGCACAGCAAACTTTGCTTGCTGGCAAGTACCGTGACGCTGCTGAGCTAGAGAAAGCATATTTAGAACTACAAACTAAGCTTGGTGACCGGCAAGATAACCTCCCAGAAACAGTAGAGGAGAGCCCACAACAGCCCTCTACTGCTGACTTGGTTGAGAAGTACCTTGCCGGTGACACTGACGCCTTGGAGAGCCTTTCAAAAGAAGATCTCATTGAGGCTTATAAGTCAATTCAGGAGTCAGCCAATGATGGTGACATGACTGACGCCCAGGTCCAGCAGATCTATGACGCTGCTGGCGGACCTGACCAATACAGCGTAATGATTCAGTGGGCAAAGCAGAATCTCTCTGCTGCAGCGATCGAAGCTTATGACTCTGTGATTGATACAGGGGATTTGAATCAGATTCAGCTGGCACTAGGTGGTCTCATGGCTCAATACCAAGAGGCCAATGGCAAAGAAGGTAAGACTATTCAAGGAAGGACAGCACAAGAAACTGCTGGTTTCCGTAGCCAAGCCGAGTTGCTAGCAGCAATGAACGATCCGCGGTATGACGTTGATCCTGCTTATCGCAACGATGTGATGGCAAAACTTGAGCAATCACCAGACAACTTACTTTAATTAAATGACAGCTACTATCACACTACAACGTCCTAAATCTATTTGGGATAAATATGTTGAGTGGGTTAGCAGCACTGAGAACCGGCTTTATGTAGGACACTTCGGTGTCCTCATGATTCCTTGTCTACTGGCAGCTACCACTTGTTTTATTGTTGCATTCATTGCAGCACCACCTGTTGATATCGATGGCATCCGTGAACCGGTTGCTGGCTCACTTCTCTATGGAAACAACATCATCTCAGGAGCAGTCGTACCCAGCTCCAATGCAATCGGACTACATCTCTATTCCATCTGGGAAGCAGCAAGCCTCGACGAATGGCTCTACAACGGAGGACCCTATCAACTCGTTGTCTTCCATTTCCTTATCGGTGTCTTCGCTTACATGGGACGCGAATGGGAACTTAGTTATCGACTCGGAATGAGGCCGTGGATCTTTGTTGCCTATTCCGCTCCTGTTGCTGCGGCTACTGCCGTATTCCTTGTTTATCCATTTGGGCAAGGTAGTTTCTCTGATGGCATGCCGTTGGGTATCTCCGGTACTTTCAACTACATGTTGGTATTCCAAGCTGAACACAATATCCTTATGCACCCGTTCCATATGCTCGGTGTTGCTGGGGTATTCGGTGGATCTCTGTTCTCTGCTATGCACGGAAGTCTGGTTACTTCTAGCCTTGTACGTGAAACGACTGAGGATGTATCTCAGAACTACGGTTATAAGTTTGGTCAAGAGGAAGAGACCTACAACATTGTTGCCGCACACGGTTACTTCGGACGTTTGATCTTCCAATATGCATCTTTTAATAACTCACGTAGTCTTCACTTTTTCCTGGCTGCTTGGCCTGTGGTGGGTATCTGGTTTACCGCACTCGGCGTAAGCACAATGGCGTTCAACCTGAACGGTTTTAACTTCAATCAATCTATCCAGGCAGCTGATGGCAGAGTCATCAACACCTGGGCTGACATCCTGAACCGAGCTGGTCTTGGTATGGAAGTCATGCACGAGCGTAATGCTCACAACTTTCCGCTTGACTTGGCTGCAGCTGAGTCCACTCCTATCGCACTAACTTCACCTTCTATTGGTTAATGAACGATACTCAAATCTGGCCCACTGAACCTCGTATGTATATCGACGAAAACTCTATCCCTCATAACGAACGCGCCGAGCGTCTCAATGGCCGACTGGCCATGCTCGGCGTGATGGCAGCACTTGGTGCATATGCCATGACTGGTCAAATTATCCCTGGTATTTGGTAATGGCTAAACAAGGTTTGTATGCAAATATCCACGCTAAGCGTAAGCGTATCGCTGCGGGTAGTGGAGAAAAGATGCGTAAGCCAGGCAGCAAAGGTGCTCCTACTGCTGCCAACTTCCGACGCTCAGCAAAAACTGCAAAGAAAAAGTAATGCCTAATGTCAACGGAAAGAAATTCCCTTACACCGCAGCTGGTATGAAAGCTGCAAACAAAGCAAAGAAAAAGAAAACTCCTAAGAAAACGTACTAATTAAATGTTTAACAAAATCGCCCTTTCCACCCTCGCGGTGACCTCTTTTGCTGCACCTGCTTTTGCTGGTGTTTATGTAAACCTGGAAGCTTCTTCTAGCTACGCAGGTACTGACTACTCCAAGACTTCTACCGACATGTTTGTGGGTTATGAAGACTCTGTGGGTACTCTTGATTACTTCATTGAAGGTGGTCCTAGTGTGACCACTGTTGATGGTGGTGAGTCTGACACTGTTCCCGCCGGTAAGGTTGGCTTCAGTGTCAAAGCAAATGATCACCTCAAAGTTTATGGCGAACTGTCTGCCAGCTTTAACGAAGGTACCAATGACTATGGCACTAAAGCTGGTGTGAAATATTCCTTCTAAGTAACGTACGTTCATCCTTATGGAACATATCTATCAACTAGAACTAACACCTGAAGCTCTCAAACTGATCTACAAGTCTGTTGATTTTCATCACAAAAATTGGAGCGGTGGTGATGCATTTGAGCAGCAAGAACTTTTGTATTTGAAGAACATGCTGTACAAGTGTGTTCTAGAAGAAACATTCCAGCAGGACGCATGACGCCACACCATGGAACGGGGGTGTGGTACTTCGGAGAAATTCAATGCCTACCATTGAACTGCAAGCTCGCGTTAAAGAGCAACAGGCTGCTGTCAAGCAAGCCAAGCTGAAGTATCGCGGCGTTACTTACATCAAATCTGGCAAGTAGACTTTTGGGGAGGTGCAATTCCTCCCCTGCCTATTGGCACTGGCCCTTACGAGGATACCCTTTGCCGTCTAGACGGTGGGATAGACCACAACTGACAATTGAATAACTCTAAGCGCTTAGAGATAACGTAACTCTTATCTCTTTTATTTATTACAATGGCTGATACTCTAGTATCCGGCATGTATGGTGGCTCGCCCACCCTTGCCGCAACTCTGGGTGATGCGTATGACGCCGGTGTACAAACCGGTAAATATTCTACGTATCTGAAACTGTTCTCTGGTGAGCTCTTCAAGGCTTATCAGAATCGCAACATCGCCAAAGATCTCTGCACTCGTCGTACTCTGCGTAACGGCAAGTCGATGCAGTTCATCTTCACTGGCGGTCTGGATGCTTACTACCATGTCCCTGGTTCCCCGATTCTGGGTGCCACGACTGATGGTGGTAGCACTGCAAACCAAATGCCGGTTGCAGAAAAGACGATCATCATGGACGACCTGCTGGTGTCCTCGACTTTCGTTTATGACCTTGACGAGGTACTCGCTCACTACGACCTGCGTGGTGAAATTGCACGCAAGATTGGCTATGCATTGGCTGATGCATACGATCAAAAGATCTTCCGTGCTGCTGCTATCGCCTCTCAACAGCCCCGTGCTGTGACTGGTCAGAACTCTGGTGCAACTATCGACATCGCTTATGCCAACCGTGCCGGTCAGTCCGGTCACTCCGCAAAGCTTGTTGATGCCTTCTACGCAGCTGCTACTCGTTTCGACGAAACTAACGTGCCTGCAGATGGGCGTGTGGCTGTGCTCCCCCCTAAGAGCTACTACAACCTGATCACTCAAGTCAGCAACAACATCATCAACCGCGATGAAGTTGGTACTGCTTTGCAGGGTGGCACTGGTGTGTACAGCATTGCTGGCATCAAGATCCTCAAGTCCAACAACCTGCCTAGCGCAGCTGTTGCTCACGTCGATGGTGAGAACAACGATTACTCTCACACCGCTCGGAACTTCCAAGGCATCATCATGCACAAGGATTCCGTTGGCTGTGTTGAAGCTATCGGTCCTTCTGTTCAGACCACCTCTGGTGACGTGTCCGTCATGTACCAGGGCGACCTGATTGTTGGCCGCATGGCTATGGGTGCCTCGCACCTCAACCCTGCTGGTGCTATTGAGATCGTTGCTGGTGGCGGTTCTTCTAACGCCACTCTGACTGCTCGCTCTGAATCTGCGACTGTCAACGAAATCATCGTTGCTTGATTTTTATATGGGAGTCCTTTCGGGGACTCCTTTTTTTTATATCTATACGACATGTCTATTCCTACTAATGCTGTGTCCACCGAACTGGATGCTGTAAATCAAATACTTAGCTCAGTGGGACAG